CATGTACAGCATGGCGGAGCAGCTTGCGGCGGCGCTCAAATGGATTACGGTCGGCGGTAGACGATGGCCGGGGCAAGGAATGAGTTTTCAAATCATTGACGAGGTTCTGCATTTTTTCGTGACGTACTCGCTGCTTGTATGGGAGCGGCCACCAGATGCGCCGAAGATGCGGATACTCATACAGGAGGGTTTTATCCATGGCGACAGCTAAGGACAAGGAACAAGAAACGCCGATGTTCAGCAAAGAGCAGTTGCTACAATCTAAACTTTTTACGCCGCTGCATAAGGATGTGTTGTCCGCGCTGCTGGAAGACGGGCAGGCGTACACGACCGATCAGGTCAAACAAAAGATTGATGCATTTTTGAAGGAGGCGACGAAGTAAATGGCAGGCGGAACATGGACTGTTCAAAATAAAGTACGGCCGGGCGTTTATATCAATTTTGTTAGCGACGGCGGCCCACTTGGAGCGCCTGGCAGTCGTGGCATTATGACGATGGCGTTGCCGCTTTCGTGGGGACCATCTAAGCAGGTTTTAGAGATCAACGCGGGGAATGATGTATCCACGCTGCTTGGGTATGATTTGACGGACCCGCAGCTACTACTCGTTAAGGAGTCGATGAAGCGAGCAAGCAAGCTGCTGCTCTACCGGCTCAATACCGGTACGAAGGCGGCCGTAACCGTTGGCCCTTTGACCGCGACAGCGAAGCACGGAGGCCTGCGCGGGAACGATTTATCGGTCGTAATCCAGACCAATGTGGATGACAATACGAAATCCGATGTTCGAGTGCTCCTCAAAGGGGCAGCGGTTTGGAATGCGACCGTAACCAATATTGCGGCGCTTGTAGCGCTTCCGGCGAATGATTGGGTCGTATTTACAGGAACAGGCGCTTTTACAACGACAGCAGGGGCTCCGCTCGTAGGCGGCGCAGACGGTACAGTAACCAATCAAGACCATACGGATTACTTAGGGTCCGTCGAGGTGTTCGACTTTAATACAATTGCGTATGCTGGGACGGATGCCACGCTGAAATCGGTCTATACGGCGTTTGTGAAGCGCCTGAGAGATTCGGAAGGGCAAAAGGTACAGGCTGTCCTCGAAAACTATCCTACGGCCGATTATGAAGGCGTGATAAGCGTGAAGAACGGCGTCGTGCTGTCGGATGGTACATCGTTGACGGCGGCGCAGGCTGTTGCATGGGTAGCTGCGGCTACGGCAGCAGCGGAAATGAACGAATCGCTGACCTATAGCGCTTATGACGACGCGGTAGATGTCAGCACGCGCTACACGAATTCTCAGATCGTAGCGGCCTTGCTCGCAGGTGAAATGGTGTTTGTGCAGAACAAGGGCCGGGCGGTTATCGAACAGGACATAAACACCCTGACGAGCTTTACACCGACCAAAGGGAAACAGTTTTCGAAAAATAGAGTCATTCGGGTGCTGGACGGCATCGGGAACGATTTACAGCGGATTTTTGAAAGCAGCTACATCGGCAAAGTAAACAACAACGCGGACGGTCGGGCTTTGTTTTGGGGAGAGTGCGCGAACTATCTAAACACGTTGCAAGAGATCAGTGCAATCCAAAACTTTGATTCGCAGGCCGATGTGGTTGTGAAACAAGGTAGCGACTCCGATAGCGTTGTTGCTGAGCTGAAAATCCAGCCGGTGGACTCCATCGAAAAAATTTACATGACTGTTGAGGTGAGATAACATGTTTTTTCGCGAGACGGACGCGATTTCCGGCAAACAAGCGAAAGCTTATGTGAAGATCAACGACCGTGTAGAGGAATTATTCTATGCTAAGTCACTCGAAGCGACAATCGAGAAAAACATGGTCGATGTCCCAGTGCTCGGCAAAACTAACACGCCACAGCGAGCCGCGGGATGGAGTGGTACCGGGACGCTGACGATCTATTATGTTACGTCCCAGTTTCGGCAGCTGATGCGAGACTACATTAAAACGGGTCAGGACTTTTGGTTTGACCTGCAAGTGACAAATGAGCAACCGGGCTCGTCTACGGGCAAACAAACGACATATCTTAAAGGATGCAACCTGACCAGTGTCATCGCAGCACGCTTCGATGCAACATCGGACGATATGCTTGAAGAAGAATTGCCGTTTACGTTCCACGATTACGATATCAACGACCAATTTAACAAGATCACGGGCGCCTAATGGGCGCTCGTTTTCATAAAAAATAAACTTTGGAGGTACTTACTATGGGAGATTTAAGTGTATTTTTTGCACAGAACGTAATGGCCGAGGTGACAGAAGACGTTATGGTTTCGGGTCGTTTTCGGGATAAAGACGGGGCCGCTGTTCTCTGGAAGCTGCGCAGTATGACGGAAGAGGAAAACGAGGACTGCCGCAAGGCCGCAACTCGCAAGGTAAAGGGGAAGAACGGGCAGTATACGCAAGAAACAAGTACGGAGGATTACCTCGCAAATTTGGTTGCCACAAGCGTCGTCTTTCCAGATTTGAAAAACGTGGAGTTGCAGCGCTCTTATGGTGTGATGGGGGCAGAATCATTACTGCGCAAAATGCTTCTGCCTGGCGAATATGCAGAACTGGTGCAGCAAGTTCAACGTATTAATGGTTTTGACCAAGACATAAACGAACTGGTGGACGAGGTAAAAAACTAATTAACGAGGGCGATGGCGAGGCAAATTATGCCTACTATGCCCTCCATGAACTCCGCATCTTGCCGCACAAACTGATTGCTATGTCGCGTCGGGAGCGTGCGGCGATTTACGCAATGATTGACATCCGTATCGAAAAAGAACGAAAAGATAGAATCAAGTTGAAACGGAAATAATCCCCATACGTAAAACAAATGTTGTGAAAATTGATATGATGGGGGCTTTTTTTTGTGAAGAAGTTATTGATTTTATTAATTGGTATTTTGATTCTAGCTGGTTGCTCGACTGAGGAAACCAACTCCAACGTCGAAGTTCTGTTTGATGTAACGCCTTTCAGCCAGATCACTCCAGAAAAACTAGTAGAGTTGAAGGGAAAAGCGGAATCTATTGAAGATTGGGAATTCAGTAGTCCTAACGGAAAAAAGTATAAAGCAAAAACTTATTCGTACGACAACGGCAATCAAGAGTTTATGATTATAGACAAAAAAGTCGTAAGATTAACTGTCCGCGGGACGGGGCAGAAATTTAATGATGCCAAATCAGTTCTTTCAATGTATGGTATAAAACCAGAGGAGAGTATGTCGAAAACTGCTGATACCGGTTCGGCTATCCGATACAAAAATGTAACGGATCAAGTTGGTGATTTTTGGGTCATTCATACTAACAAATCCATTGATACGCTAAAAGTTACTTATGACATCAAGTATTTTGAGTAAGCGCCAATTTCGGCGCTTTTTTATGTGCGCCACGCATGGCGATTAACTTGGCGGTGAAAGTCCGCTGTGGGGGCTGGTAGTGGCCAACCACTAGCCAAGAGCAAGGGTGTCCATCGCGAGGTGGAATCTGAACGGAAAGCTAGAGCAAAAATTAAAAAATAGTTTGCTCATTAAAAGGTAGACCTAATTTGTCTTTTTTGGTATTCTATCCCTATATTTTAATAGGGGGAGATAAACTGTGTACAAACTAAAGTTCCTTTTTGTATTAATTATTCTGGCAACATCGGTCGCCTGTTCAAGTACTCCGTCCAGTGGAGGGAAAGAAGAAAAAAGTTCGGGTGAAGCGAAAATTGTTGATGATAAATTCAAAAGTCCGTTTGCCTATGAGGTCATAAAGTATACCCCTAGTAGCCGGCATTACAGTGTTCAGCAAAAAGATGGAGAAGTTACTCTTGAATCTGCAACTGCAATTGTCCAAGAGTTATTTTCAAAGGAGGCTTTCGCTGATAATGGCGGGGTGATCGGGAATGTGGTCATTTACGACAACAAAGTGAAATTGAAGAAAAATGAAAGCCCAGCCATGGATATTGAAGAAAAAGCTGAATATGACTCGCGAAATAAAATCATTAATTTCGGTGGGAAACAACACGCATTTGAGCCAGCATACAAATAGTAATTAAGAGCAAGAGTCCATATAAGGGGCTCTTTTTTTATTTTCCTAAAAGAAAGGAGGAATGGAGAATGCCTACAGTATCGACGTACCTTAAAATGTTTGATCAGTTCTCGCGGCCAGTACAAAAAGTAACAAACCAAGTGAATACTGCAATTTTATCTATGGAACGTCTTCGTAGGCTGGTTGAACATCCGTCTAAACTAAATATGGACGCGTCTAATGTGCAAAAGCAGATTGCAGGCATTAATCGGATCGTGCAACCTGCCAATCTTAACATTGCGTTTAACGCTCGACAGGCCGTTAAACGAGCCCAAATGCTTCGAGATTTGCTGCAAAAACAATTTGACGGTATTCAGGCTCGCATCCGAGTAAATTTACAGAGGGGCATTGGACAGCAACAGAATGTAGGCGTTGCTCAATCCCAAGTGGCAGCAAAGAAGCTTGTAGCATCCGCACAAAGTAACATAACTCAGGCGATAAATCAGTCGACATCTGCCCAAAACCAATTTAATAATGCGGTAAAGAAAGGTGCTCAAGAAACTCAAAAAATACTAAACACCGTTAAAGGTATGGCAGCTACCTATCTTAGCATCCAGGCTGCCAAAGAGCTTGTCTCTGCGACAATAGGCGGGGCAATGGAGCAACAAAAGATGCAAGACATGTTTAAGGCGAGGACAGGAGACGATCAGGTCGGTGCGGCCATGTTTGATAGGTTTAAAGCCAACGCATTAAAAGCTGGCATGGATGTTAACGAATCTTTAAAGGCGAGTCTATCCTTTTTTTCTACGACTCAAAAAGTAGACCAATTGGAAAAACTTAATAACCTTGCCCAACGCTTAAATGCTTTCGATAGCGCGGGAAATGGACTGGACGGAGCCGCATTTGCACTTAAGGAAGCGATGAGCGGTGACATCGTTTCCCTGGCGGAACGGTTTAATATGTCCAAGTCAGATATTCGTGCCTTTAAAATTGATGATTTAGGCAAAGCCGGAGATATGGAAGGTTTTATAAAAGGTTTTGACAAATTGTTAGAAAAACAAAGAATGGGTCAGGCTGCTTTTGAAAAAATGTTGGCGAGCCCTGCGAAGCAAGCTGAGATTTTTAAAAATAATGCTAAATCTGCTTTTGCTGATGCTGGAAAAGGAGCGGTATCGGCCCTACTACCACTCATAGTACTACTTAATACATCTTTTCAAGAAGGCAAGTTCCAACCTTTCTTTCAAGGGTTGCAAGTGGGGCTAAAAGTGATAACAAAGCTACTTGTTGGCTTGGTTAAGGGTGCAATGTGGTTCTCTGATGTGGTTAAGAACTACTCGTCAATCGTTGGCCCCATTCTTGTCGGGATCGGGACACTAATCTCGGTTATGCTCATTGCAAAGTTATGGGCTGCAATTCCGCCGCTTTATGCACAAGTAGCTGCATGGCTTTTAATTAACGGAACTATTCTTCTTATAGCTGCTGCTATAAGCATTGCTATAGTTGGGCTTATCTACACGTTACAATACTTCGGTGTAACAGCCGATCAAATGGTTGGCGCGGTAGTTGGCTCATTTATGTTCCTGTATGCCGCCATATACAATCAAATTTCTTTTCTGTGGAATATTTTTGCCAGTTTTGCTGAATATTTAATTAACCTTTTCATCGATCCTGTTTACGCAATACAAAAACTGTTCTACGATCTTGCTCAAACATTCGGTGGTCATATGGTAAACATGGCCCGCAGTGCCGAAGGTTTTGCCGGATCGTTTATGGAGTCGATCCTCGGGGGAATTAATAAAGCACTAGAAGGTTTAAATTGGTTTACTAATAAAGTGAACGGAATTTTTGGTACTGAATTTGATAAAGTAGAATTGTTTGATGCAAAAAACGTCCACGCTGTAAGTGATCGAATCAGCGGCATGCTAGAAAGTTTAGAGAAGCCAAAAAGCAATGAGCAAGTTGTATCTATCTCTCGAATGGGCACGAAAAATTTGAAAAACGAGTTTGATTACGGGTATGGCAAAGGGGCAGGCCTCGTTAATCAACTATCGTCAAAAGTAAGCGAATCTACTGACCCATTTGATTTCTCCGCTTGGAATAAAAGTGCCAACATTGATAAGGTCGGTGAAGTCGGTAAAATCAAAGATAAAGTCGATATTTCCAGCGAGGATTTAAAGATCATGCGGGAGCTGGCGGAAATGAAGAACATTCAGAACTTCGTCACGCTCGAACCATCATACCAATTTGGCGATACTCATGTGCGAAACGAAAGCGATATGGAAACGCTTGTTGCTCGCCTCAATGATCGCTTACAGCAAGACATTGCATCATCGGCAAACGCGGCATACGGGTAAAAAGGGGGATGGATCATGCGAGTTTACGGAGTAAAGCTTAGCTACAATGAAGAACAGGAAAAAATCTATCTCCCAGTCAATCCTGAATCAATCGAAGTCGGGGAGGCCGGAAAGGGAAAGACATACGACATTGCGTCAATTGGCGAAATCAACGTGATCAAGGATCGCAGCTTGACGGAATACAGCTTCAAGAGCTTATTTCCGGCGCGATGGTATCCCTTTGTTACGGTAGATACCCCATTGCTGCCGATTGAATATATCAAAATGATCGAAAAATGGATGACAACCAAGCGTCCGATCCGGTTTATCTTTACTTCGGACACCTACGACATCAATACAGCAGCTTCCATAGAAAGTTTTCAGTGGAAGGAGATTGCCGGCAGTGGCGGGGATATCGAGTATACATTGTCATTGAAAAAATATGTGTTTTACGGCGCGCGCCGGCTGACTATAGTATCATCCACGGAAGTAGCTCCAGA